AATATAATAATGATTGCATATGTATTAATACATATGCAATCATTATTATATTATTAGTTGTTGTTGTATATACAATAAGAATGAAGCAAAAAACAAAAGAAATTGTAAAAAAAGTATATGTTGATTCAGCAAAAAAATTAATCGCAAAAAGACCACAAGATGAACAACCAGGGTTATATCGTAAAATGTATGACAAGCTTGAGGAACCTACAAGAGAATATCCTGGTATACCTATTAATATAAGAACAAGAGGAGAATTACCATCATTTCAAAATGTTGGTTATATTTATAGAACCGAAAGTGATCCTACATATAATCCGGATGATGTAAATAGATTTGCTCTATATGGTCGTCCAGAATACTCTGGAGCCGACAAATGGGAATATTATGTTAGTGGTGCTGATAACATTAAGATTAAATTAAGTAATAATAAAGAAATATATTCAGGTGATACAGTATCACTTACTGGGTTTGCTGGCAATTGGATTGCTCATATTAACGAGTTTGCTGAATTCCGTTACATTCCTTTTGTCTATTAAATGACTTTATATAATATCAGACATTAGTATATAATAAATAATAATGTCTGTAATAGAAGATAATAATTTATATAGATTTGCTTGCCCTCATTGTGACCAACAAATTGAAGTTCAAAAAAATCAATTAAATTGTAAAATATTTAGATGTGGAATATTAAAATCAAATGGAGAACAAATTGGACCACATACAAAGAAAGAAGAATGTGATAGATTAAAAGAGAATAATTTAATATTCGGATGTGGGAAACCTTTTAAATTTGTAACAAAAAATGGTACAAATTCAATTGAAATTTGTGATTATATTTAATATAATCTTTGTAATAATTTTTCATATACAAGTGTATTATATTTCTGCCATCTTGGATTTTGATTGTAGTTTAAATATTTAAATGGAACCCAACCGACCAAATGATCTTCTTGTGTTTGAATTCTACCTCTATGAACGAAAGCTAAAAATGTTACAACTTGGTATTTCCCATCAAAAGCATCCATTATTTTTGTCATATTTATTTTCTCTACGATGATACCTGTTTCTTCATATAATTCTCTTATAGCTGCATCTTCAAATGGTTCAATCATTTTTGCTTTTCCACCAGGAATATCATAACTACCTTGTATTTTAAAAACTGAAAGAAATTTTTTTCTATGTCTATCACAAACTAATAAACAAGCTGCTCTATTAGGGGATTCAGCATTAGGATTTACATAATTTGGTGCTGTTGGGTCTCTATAATTATATGCCGGATTCATAAACTGATTTTGTGTAACCATTTGTTTTTGTTTTTGTTGTCTTGTAAAATTAGTATTGAACTCTTCAACATTAAAGGATTTTTTAACATTTAAAGATGAAACATTGTATTGTTGATTAAAAGTCATTATTGTATTATATATATTAATGAATTATATTTTTAAATTATTTTTTAAAGTTATTAAAATTTATTTTTTATAATATATTAATTTAATATTTATTATAATGGAATACAAAGTAAATATATTAGACAAATCTTATAACTCATTTGAGTTTATAAATGAAAATGAAACATTAACATTAACATTAGATGATATTATTAATTTTAAGAGTTTTAGATTCTTTCATAATGATATTGTTGTTTATGATAAAGAACAAAAAGATATACTCACAATAAAAGAAACAAATATTAAAAAACAAAGAATTGTTGGAACATTAAAAGTTTCCAATAAAATGATTTATGGTCTTAATGGGAAAAAGAACCCATATTATATTTTTGAACCAATGGAAAAATATTATCCAAATTTTCTTGTGGCCGTGAATGATAAAAAAATAATAAATTCAAATAAATATCAATATATTATTATCAGATATAATAGATGGGTAGGTAAAATACCACATGGAGAACAGATTAGAATATTGGGTGAGGTTGGGAAAGAACAAGTTGAATATGATAGAATATTAAATTACTATAATATTAATCAAAAACCATTACAATTACATAAAAAACACAAAGTTAAAGGTAATACTAAATTATTTGATTTGGTAAAAGAAGAAGATTTAAAAGATTATGTTGATATTAGAGATAAATTTACAGTTGCTGTTGATCCAAAAGGATGTCTTGATGTTGATGATGCTTTAACTTATGAATATAAAAATAATCAACATATCATCGGTATTCATATTGCTGATGTATCGTATTTTGTTGATAAATTAGATTTATATAATTTTATTCAAAAGAAATTTTTTACAATTTATTGTCCTCATAAGAAATTTAATGTATTTCCAAATGTATTAGCCGATCATTTATTTTCATTAAAATGTAAGCAAGATAGATTAGCATTAAGTTTATTCATTTATTTAGATGAAGATTATAAAATGACAAATTATGAATTTAAAAAAACAATAGTTAAGTTGAATAAAAACATGACTTATGAACAAGCAAATAACTTAATTAAGTCAAATAAAGGAACAATTTCAAAAATGTTTAAAATTTCAAAAGAAGTTAGAAATCTTTTAAGTGAAAAACAAACTGAATTACCAGAAGATTATGATTCACATAATATGATTGAGAATTATATGTTATTGGCAAATAAATTGACAGCAGAATATTTAATAGAAAATAATAAGAACCCAATATTAAGAGTACATAATGAACCAAAATTTAACTTAGATTTATCTAAATGTCAAATTAAAAATCAAGAAGTTTTAAATTTCTTAAAATATTATCAAATGCAATGTGCTACTTATAAAAATTTCAATCCAGAAAGTGATTATAATTATTATCATTATGGATTGAATTTAAAATATTATACTCATTTTACATCTCCAATTAGAAGAGTTGTTGATATTATAATTCATTTACAATTAAAAGAAATATTAGATAATAAACCAAGTAATATTTTAAAAAAGTTAAATATAGATTGTGATAAAATAAATACTCAACAAAAGAAAGATAAAAAAATGTATCGTGAGATGGAAACCGTTGATACAATTAATAATAAATTAAGTGATAAAACTTATGAAAGTTATATTATTGATTTTAAAGATAATCAATTATCTATTTACATTCCAGAAATAAAATACTTACATAGAAAAAAATTATATAATAAAAATTTATTAGATTTAACACAATTTAAAATAACAGATAATAAAATAATAATAGAAAATATTAAAACAAAAAGAGAAATATCTTTTAAAAAATATCAAAGTATTAAAGTAACATTATTGAAAAAGATCAATAAATTAGATAGTATGTTAGATATAAATATAATGTCAATTTACAATTAGTATCATACAATTTTAAAATTAAAATTGATTAAATAGAATTAATCAATTATAACTTTATTTCATTCTTTAATATGTCTTTAACAACAACTTTATTATCTCAACAAAAAACACAAGAAATGAACACACAAATTGTAGAAGAAGAAATTGAAGAAATTACACAAGAATTAACAGAAGAAGAAAAATTGAATTTAAAAATCCCAATTGTTTTTTCATTAAGAACAAACGCACCAGAACATTTAGCATATGAAAAATTATATAAAAAATTAGATTCAAAATATAAAAGAAGTAAAAAAGAAGGTATTGTATGTTATGAAATGTTTAACGCAAATCTTGAAGAAATAAAACCTCATATTGATTATGAAGATTATGAGGAAATGAATGTATATTCACCAGATTTAGAAGAAGATTTAAAAGATAAATTAGAAGATAAATTATGTCATTTATTTGGTGTAGATGCTTCTGAATGGGCTATTTCATGTGATACAAGAAGAATAACTGAGAAAAAAGATAAACATTTCGGTCAAATGAAAATGTCTTATCATTTTGTTTTATGGACAAAAAAATGTAAAATGAATAAATTAAAAGAATTTATGAAAGAAAATTTAAACTTATTTCACGGAGATGGATTAATGGGAATTGATGAATCAATTTATAGAACTGGTTTTAATAAATTTAGAATTCCAATGTCTAAAAAATCTTACACTGATCCTGGTTCTTTATTAATTCCAAAAACACATAAAACAAAAGATGAATTTCATAAACATTTGGTTACAAGAGTTCAAGATTGTGAAACAATAGATTTGAAAATTAAAAATATTCAAAACATTGATAAAAAAGTAGAAAATGTTAATAAAAATATAATAATACAAGCAAAAAATACAGAAGAAGAAATTGAAGCAATTATCGCAAAATATGATGTTCTTTCAAAGAAAGAAGGAACAGGAGATTATGAAAGTTGTATTTTATATGATTTAAATGACCATCATTGTGGTAAAAGCCATAATAATAATCATAACTATTTAATTCATAATAAATATACCAATGTATTAAAAATAAAATGCCATAGTCAAAGATGTAAAGAATTTGAAAAAATTATTTATGAACCAAGAAGACCAACTTTACATTTTGATGTTGGATTTTTAAATAGATTACCAGTTCCAGAAGGTCAAAAAGATAATTATCCACAAGTAAAACAATATTTTGAACAATTTTTAATTTATATTCGTGATACTAATTCATATTACAGAATAAGATATGAATATAACGAAAAATATAATTATTATGAGAAAGAAATTAAAGGTGTAAATATTGATGGTTATAAAAAAGATTTATATTACACAGAAGTTTCCGAAGATGGACAACCAACAAGAAAAAATTTTTATAAAAGATATGAAATTGATATGGCTAAAAATTCATTTTATAATTTACATTTTGCTCCATATGGACCAAATGGAAATAATAGAATTAAAAATGGTGATTATAATTTATTTAGTGGTTTTAATTACAACAATGTTTTAGATTATATCCAAAAAGAAAATATTCCAGAACAAAAAAAAGAAAATTTTGAATTTCTTAAAAAACATATTAGAGATTATATTTGTGGTGGTGCTCGTGCTGATGGCTCAGGAGATCCAAAACAAGTAGAATTAGCAGATAAAATGTTCCAATATTTAATGTGTTATATTGGTAATATGATTCAATCTCCAACAAGAGTTCCTCAAATTATTATGGTTTTATTCTCAAAAACACACGGTACTGGTAAATCAGGTTTTACTAAATTTATTAGTAATGTAATCGGTTCAGATTTATCTTATTTTGGTTCATTTGACCAAATTACAGAATCACATACACATGCTCATGTTGCTAAATTATTAAATGTTATTGAAGAAGTTGATAGATCTACCACAAGAAGAAATAATAATATAATTAAAGATATATCACAAAGAGATTCCGCAATTTATAATGAAAAGAATAAACCACAACATAAAATCAAAACATTTGTTAGATATTTTATGACTACAAATTATCATAATGGTGTTTATTTTGATGATGAAGATAGACGTTATTGTGTTTATACTTTTGATAAAGTAAGTGATATTGATTATATTAAAAAATTAGAAGATGTCTTAGAAGATCCCTACACTATTTATCAATTTGGTAAATATTTAGAAGAATATAAAATTCCATTCAAAAGAACTAATGAATGGATTAAAAACAGACCATTAACTGAAGATTATTACGCAATGAGATCAGAAGATACAGTAGACCAATTCTTACGTGATTTTGTAAAATTAGAAAGTGTAGAAGTTGATCATTTAGATAATCAAGAATATTATTATGAAAATCTAGACAAATGTGATAAAGATTGTGTTTTGGTTATCAAAGATGTATTATACAGAAAATTATTCAAAGAATTTCATAACGATAATAATAGTGGTATTAAATGTAAAGGACGAACAACATTTTATAACTATTTAGATTCAAATTATAAAGGTATAATCTCAAAGAAAAAATTAAAATCAACAAAGAAAGAATACTTTAAAATAGATTTGAAACAATTACATCAAAAATATTTCAAAGAAGAAGAATTTAAAAATTATCATATTGATTGTGATATTGAAGATGAAAATTAAAAATATTTGAACTATAATTTTTCAATTTTTCAAAAGTAAAATTGAAAAATAAAATAATATTAAGTTATATATTAATAATGACAAATTATTTTAAATCCCCAAATGTTATTACACAAGAAGATGAAGTTTTAGATTATGATTTTGGATTTAAATGTAATTTTAGATTAAAACCATATCAAAAAGCATCCGTTCTTAAAATGATAAAACATGAAGAAAATTTTTTTATTAAAACAACTATCCCAAAAACTTATGGAGCTATACTTCATGATGAATTATCATCAAAAAAGGATACTTTTCGTCATCATAACGATATGGATATTGAAGATTTCTCAATAATTGAAAATAATTTAGTAAGTAATGATTATAAAAATTATCAATTTAATTTATATTCTAATATTGGAATCTTATCAAACGAAGTTGGTAGTGGAAAAACATCTATTGTATTAGGATTAATTAAATATAAACCTTTGATGAAAAATAAATATTCTCATTCTAAATTTATGAGAGATTTAGTTTATGATAATTTATTATCATTACCAAAAGATTTAACTAATATAATTGCTGATTATAATGAACCAAATATTAGTTGCCAAATAGTTACCCACTTAGATAAAGAAAATGAAAAAAATAATTTTATTCCTGTTAAAAATATAAACCGAAAGCAAATTCAAACAAATCTTATTATTATTCCACATAATTTATTTCAACAATGGAAAAAGGAAATTCAAAGACTTACAAATTTTAATATTAAATGTTTAACAACTAAAAGAGATTTCAAATTTGTTGAAAATTATGAAGATAATATTGAAGAATATTTCAATAAATATGATATTGTTTTATGTAATGCTAATAAATTAAAACATTTACATAGTTTAACAGAAGATTATGCTTGGTCAAGAATATTTATAGATGAAGTTGATACAATTAATATTCCAAATTTCCCATATTTACAATCTAGATTTTTATGGTTTGTCTCAACTACTTATGAAAGAATATTAACACCAAAGAATAAAGGTTTTATTAATGATTTATTTAGAGTTGAATATAATTGGAAACCACAAGTTCAAAAATTTTATAAAATGTTATTAAATTCATTAACTTATACTTGTGATAAAAATTATATTAATTTATTCCTTAAATTAGATAAACCACAATTCAATTACATTAAATATGATAGTCCATTTATTAATAAAATTTTATATAATTTAGATTATCCAACAATTTATAAACATTTAAATTCAAATAATTACAAAGCAATAATTAATTATTTTTTGGGTGTAAGATATTATTTTGATAATATATTATGGGATTACCATAATGATAATAGACATAATCTCGGGGGAAATAGAACTCCACATATATCTCGTGATGAAATTATAAATGTTGAAACAACAAAACAAACTGTTATTTTATTATGTTTGTTAGATTTATTTGAAAAAATAAAATCTATGAAAGTAAAAATTGTTAATAGAACAAGAGAATATAATCAATTAAAATCAATTGCTTCTTCAACTGAAGATATATTTTATATATCACCAAAAGAAGCAAAGAAAAAAGTTAAAAATATGAATAAAAATAGTATTAACTATATTAAAAAATATTATCAATATGTTAAACAAGTTGAATATATTAAAAATCAATTTGGAAATAATTGTATTTGTATATTTTGTCATGAAAAATGTGAAAAAGAGATATATGATTTCCAAAATACTTGTTGTCCATTATGCGAACAATATGAATATCCTCTTTTAAATTATTTTAAACATAATTTTTATTTTTATCAAGAATTATCAAGATATAAAAGAAACATTAATACATATTTTCACGATTTTGATATTGATTTTAAATTAGAACCATTCTCTAAATATGTTATTATTACAAGTGATGAAATCGGTTATCAAAGAAGAATTAGAACATCATTAAATGGGTATGACGATAATTTAGAAATTAATCATAAAAAATTATTTAAAATTAAAAAAAATAGACCAAATATCAAAGTAACGAAGCATAATTATAAAAATCACTTTAATTATAATATAAAAATTGATAGATTAATGGATATGTTAAATAAAGATAAAGAAGATGAAAAACGTGTTTTAATTTTCTCAGATAGTATTGAGTTCTTCAATAAAATCAAAACCAAATTTATACAAGATGATATTAATTTTAAAATATTAAAAGGTAATAATAATGTAATAAACAGTATTTTAAGAAAATATGAAAGTAAAAAAGTTAATGTATTATTATTAAATATGAAATTTATGGGCAGTGGTTTAAATTTACAGATGAGCGACAAAATATATATTATGAATTATTTAGATAAAGAAACAGAAACACAAGTTGTTGGTAGAGCGAATCGTTATGGTAGAGTTGGAACATTAGAAGTAAATTATATTTTTTATAATCAAGAAATTAATACATATTCAAATGAAAATATAATAGATGAAGATATTGAAGATATTAATGAAGAGGATATGACAGACGAATAAGATTTTTATTAAAATTGAATATTTACTTTTATTAATAGATTTTT